ATTGTATCAATTACAGACACAGTTCCTAATGAATCAGGCAATACTAATACATCTTTGTATAATACTTTTGAATAGTAATCTTTTAATAATGCAGCTGTATCAATGATTGCTGGAATAAGTACTTCCTTCTCTACAATTGTTTCATGGTAGATATCTTCACCTTTCTTAGTTACTACTTTAGTCTTTACAATATCAACAGTATCGATTTCGTGTTTGATAACTTCATACGCCTTACCAGCTATAATTACCTTTTTACCTGGCATAACTCCACCTGGGTTGAACCATTCTAATAAAACAATTGCGATTAATACTGCAATTGCTATGTTCTTAATGTTTAAGAATTTTTTCATAATTTAGTTTTTTATTAATTCTGAGTGATTTAATTCTCGTAACTTATTTTCTAATGCTTCTTTCCTTTCCAATAGTGCTTCTATTGCATCGGCAGCTCCATCAATATCTTTTTGTAAATCTTCTTTAACTTTCTCTAAATCAATATCCCATTGCCAATTACTCATGCTACCATCTTCATTAACAAATTCAAATTGTTTAGTAACTCCTGCTAAAGCATCTTCAAATCTCATTTTTAAATCTCTAACATATGCTAGTTGATTTCTACTTATTTTATAATCTTCATAAAATGGAAATGTTCCATCTATTCTTAACTCACTTTCTAATTTAGCTAAGCAAGATGTACATAATCCTGTTTTACGAATTAATTTTTTATCTGCGTTACCATATTGTATAGTTTCGCAATTTTCAGCTGAACAAGTGTTTAATTTAGAAAGATATTCTCTAACATCATCCATTTTAGAACGGTTGATTTTAAATCCTTCTTTTTGCTCCCACTCTTTACCATCTTTATCAGTCCACACTTCGCCAACTTCTCTCTTTTGTTCTGTATCTGCTTCGTAACCATGAACCCTTTGATTATTATCAGTTCTACCAAATACCGTATCTATAATTAGTTTACGAGATTTGTGCATCCCCTTTGATTTTTCATCAAAACTTTTTCTTTTTGTCATAATTCTATATTGTTAATAACCTTTTATATATGTATATATATATAATTTTATTCGTAAAATATACCTAATATCTGATTTAGTGGTGCGAATGTACCTGTTAGTTTATATGTATTACCTTTATAAACAAATACAATACCTTCGTTTGGTACTATTTTATCTTTACCACCAATACTAGCTAATCTACTTAATTCCATTTTTAATTTAGCTATTTTAGATACATCACCACTACCTCTTACTTTTTCAGCAGTTGATTTTAATCTATCTTTCATATTACGAACAGCTGCATCTGGATTTACAGTTAATACTGAACCCATAAATGAAAGAACATCTGCCCCAACACCCAAAAATATTTCTTCAAATTGTCTAACATTATCTTTTTGTTGTTTAGCTACATTTACTTTATCATTTTCGATTGCCCAACTTTGAGCATCTTTATCAGCAATAGTATTTAAACGGAATGATTTATCACCAAATGCCCATCTTCTTACTAATGCTTCCTTTTCTAATTTTTGTAATTTAACTTTTGATTTATTTACAAAATCTTCCCACCAAGCTTGATGATATTCAGATACACCATCTTTATCGGATAATTGGAACTGAAATTGTATCTTTTGCAATTGAGTAAGGTACTTTGTTTGTTTTGAACTTAACTCCTCTTTTTTAGGTAGTTCTGTTACAGGTGGACCTTGTATTGTATACTTTGATTGAACATCAGCGTTCACTTGCTTAATCATTCCTGCTAACATAGTTGCTGCTCCCTGATTTGCACCAATCGCAGAACCTTTTTCATCATAACAAGTTGTGTTATGGAATACTAATAAAGCCTGTCCATAAGGAATTACATTTACCGAAGTTGGCCATATTACTTCCAAATTCATAAAACACTTGCCTTCATCAAATATCTTTTTTCTTTGTGCTTCAGATAATCCACTAATTGCCGCAGTTAAATCTCTCATAGCAAAGTTGTAAGCATCGGTTAATCCACCTCTTCCACCAAACTTTGATGCTACATCTTCAATACCCATTGCCCCTACTCCGGCGTTTTGTAAATGTGATTTGTTTCTTGCGGCAATTAATCTACCATTCTTCCAACTTATTGCTAGGGCTTGTCCATCGGTTTTTTCTCTTGTCAATTCTAAATTACCTGTCAATGCTCCTTTGATAATCTTTTTCAAATCACCAAAAGTTAAATCCATATCATCAAATGGATGTGACATGTGTCCGTATGCTCCACCTTCGTTTAGGGATTCTTTAAATGCAGATGATTTGATTTTATGCCAACCACCGCCTGGCATTCTGAATATTCTTGCTGGTATTTTAAATTCCGAACCAATAGGTAATTTACTTTGATATTTCTTATCAATGTGAATTATTTTTGTTATGAATTCTTTTGTTTTATTATCTGCTCCTAATAATTCTACTTCAATTTCAACCGGTTGTCCACCTATTTTAACCTTACCTGCGAATAAACCTTGTGTTAATTCATTTAGGTTTTTTTTTTCTTCCAATCCCAACTTATCGGTAACATGGGTTACTTCTTTATATCCGTAGTTTCTTAATGTTCTAGCTACATCATTTCTATCAGCTTTAGGATTATTACATACCACTACTCCAATCTTTTTTCTACTAAATGAATTAGCAGTATCCCACATTTTCATAATTGCTTTGAAGTGCCAATCATTTGGGCCTACTTCATTAAATACTGATTGTGGATTTGATTTTTCTTCTTCTCCTCTTGGAATTCTGAATGTAGTTGCTTTCTTACCATTAATTGTTGGCATCCCATGGTCATCAGTTCCAATATCTTTAACGGTAGTTTTTTTATTTTTAAACTTACCCATTAAAACAGTATCACCCTTATCAACATCTACATTAATATCTTCATTATAGATTTGTTTGTTGATTCTACCATACTCTCTCATTAGGATTCCAGCTACTGCATGTGCTTTATTTTCTATTGGAGAACCATCTGCGCCATCGGTTTCTGCATTTGTAACTAATCCCATCTCATCTTGCTTTCTATGAGCCATTTCATGTGCAAGTGTTCTTAAAATATCAGCAGTTAATCTACCTTCGGTTGCTACATATATTGATTTATCATCTGGATTATATCCACCCAATGATGTTTTTACTTCAGCAAATTCTCTACCACCAACTAATGTAATATTTGGTGTTTCTTTTAATTTTAATCGTTTAGTTGCAAATTCTACAAAATGTTGAATAGATTGTTGCTTTGATTCTGAAATATCTTCTTTCATCAAATCTGAAGCGTTAGCCATAGATTGATTTTTAGTTCCTTCTTTTTTATACTGATTAAGTGTTTCTATTAATTGCTCATCTGAAAGTTTATAGTTTTGCATTATTTCTAATGTTTTTTCCATAAAGTTTGGTACGAATTTTTTAGTATCAAACCCCTCTTCGCCATCTTTATTTTCAAATATACCAGCAGCTCCTAATGCAATACCTACGCCAGATGCTTGAATTGCATTAGCTCCTAAGGCTTCTGCCGCAGAGTGTTTTATAATATCTTTCATTACATATGAACCCAAATGGCCTCCGCCAAATTTAGCTGCTATTTTTGCTCCGGCACCTTTTAAGATACCACTAGCACCAGCTCCTTTCATAGCAGCTGCTCCACCACCCATTAAACCACCCGTAACTGCAATTGAACCCATAATTAATGCAGTGGTTTTTGCAAGAGTTTTAACACCATTTTTTTGTCTTTGACTCTCTTTCCAAGACTTTTCTGCTAATTCTTTTTCTTCTGCTGATAATCCTTCTCTATATACAGGTTCTTTTTTTGTTTTTAATTTTCCTAATAAATTTGTATCTTGTATTTTGTTCCCATCTTTATCTTTAATAGCATGTCCATGACTATCTGTTTTATAAACAGGAACTTCTTTCATCTTTGGTTGCTCATTTCCAAAAAAATCTTTTTCACCTACTTCGGTGTATCTATCCCAATGAACATTATTACCATCTTTATCTTTAATACTTCCCATTTTTCCGGTAGTTGCTAATGATTTTATAGCTCTACCAGTTCCAACCATCATTTCTTTATTATGCTCCAATGTATGCATAATGCCATGTCCTATATATGATGCTGCTTTTTTTAGTACACCAATAGCTCCCTTTCTTTCCTGTGATTGAGGGTTATTTACTTTATCAATTGATTCATTATCTTCTTTTGATAAATCTTTTTTAGCCTTATCTAAGGTTTCTTTAACTTTTTGTTCGCCTTTATCTTTATCACTCATTTCTGCGGAGGATTTCAATTCTGCTCCACTTAATTTTTGTTCAGGTGGAGGAGCTTGTTCTCCTGGCTTTTCGCCACCTGTTTTTTTATCAGTAGGTTCTTCTTTTGCTTTATCAACTTTACCTTGAGCCGTTGCCCCTTTGTTAACAGGTTGACCTGGCTGAGATGGCTTGGGTTCATTAACGGGAGCATCTGAAGGACCTTTAGCCATTGATTTTTTCTTAACAGCATCAACCTCTTGAGGAGTTAATGTACGAATCTTACCATTATCTGATTTATGTGATGCAGGTTGTCCTTCTTTTCCATAATAACCACCACCTAAATGGGTTAATCCCATTTTTTCAGCTTCAGTTTCTTCTTTAAAATATGATTTAACAAATTCTTCAAATATATCTTCTGCTGCAACTCTACCTAATATTTCAGCTATTGGGTCATAAAGATATTCATCATCTGAAGTTGAATCAGCTGAATTTCTAAATTCTTTATTTTTCCTTTCTATATCTTTTACTTGTTCTTTTGAAGGGTAACCTTTGTATAGTTCTTCATTTAATTTACCTGTTATCATATTGAATATATCTTTATCAAATTTTGGATATGCTTTCGTAAATCCTTTTTGTTTAGCTTTATCATCGCCTTTACTTAACCAATTACGAACATCAGTTCCACTTATAGCGTTATCTTCTGCCGGCACCGGATATACATAACCAATTTCATCATAACCATATCCAGCTTTACCTTTGTATGGTTTAAAATATTTACCTGCTAATCTAGTTGCATCTTTTTCACCAACTGCCGCAACATATGCAGTAGTCTTTCCATCCATACCACTTAAAACTTCTTTAGGTGCATATGGATTACGAACTTGAACTATTTTGTTTGGAGAAATACCAAACATTTTATTCATTATAGTTTTCTTTTCATTAAAATCAAATGGGGATTTAGGACCTGATGTATCATTAGAAGTTCCAATGTAAACATTATTTGCGCCAAACTTAGAAACTAATTTCTGATAAGTAGCATAGTGTCCCTTATGGAAGGGTTGAAATCTACCAGCGTAAACTACTACTACTTTTTTAATTTCAGGTTTATCTATTTCTTTTATATTCATGTGTATAAATATCTTATTTATTGTACTTTTAGTAAGTACTAGTCTTTTTTTAGGTCAAACATACGAAATTTTTTTCAAATTTCCAATTAAAGTTTTATATTTATCATCCAAGCATTGTCTGCTATTTGCTCTTTTGATACCAAATCATACTTAATTTGAGCTATACCATCATCTTTGTAATTTAGTTTTTTTGCTTTCATTTCTAAGAAAAATCTTTTTTCATTTCGTGCAGTAGTTTCTCCTTTTGCCCATTTACCACCAACAAACCCTTCATCGGTATGGGGTAATGAGAGAAATCTCCCTTCTCTTCGATGTGGTATTATATTATTAATTACATCAAATGTTGCACTTTCTTCCACTATATTGTTGTAATGTAATTTTTTATTATCATTTGTTAATTCAAAATATGGAGTTTCTTTATTTTTTAATATAATATCTTCAATTTCTTCTTTTTTAAAAAATTTATTCCACACTTTAATTTCTGCAACTTTGCCTTTTAGAAAAGGAGCAATCATATCAGTAATATTATCTGAATTTTTACCTATATAAAAGTCAGAATCTATTTTTTGTAATGTACCTTCATAATTAGAATAACTTTCTTCTAATGTACCATTGGTTGTATTTTTTATAAGTTTGTTATTACAATAAAAATATATATTATTAGAATTGGTATCAACTGATATGGTTACCCAAGTCCACTCATTAAAGTTTCGCTTAATCCATCCATAATTAAAGTTATTATTGGAATTTCTAATAGAAGAACATATTGCTCTAGAATTGTTAAATCCAATTCCATAACCATTTTTGTTATTACTTCTAAAAATAGGATATTCTATAAATGATTTTGCTTCATCCCCTACCAACCAATGATTATATTTATCCGGTTGATTATCTATACTACATAATATAGAAATAGTGTGAGAATTAGATAAAATCGAATGTAACCCCAATTCTTTCCTTATATGGATATATGAACCATCCCCATTAAAAGCAAAATATTTTTTATTTGTATATTTTGAAAATATTACACAATTTGTCATATCTTCATATACACATCTCCAAAACAAATCATCATCTTCCATACCCCAATCCCAATAATCATTTGAGTAACCATTGGTTTTTTCTACTTGCTCTTTTGTAAATAATACAACCCCACCAAAGTACTGCTCATAATTCAATTTGTATTTGTATTTAGAAAGTTTTGTTGCAATATGGGTTGGATAATCGATAGGATATGAATAATCACAATTTTCATTTTCAGGTAACATATCTACATCGTGAAATGCTACATAATCACACCCATCTTCAAATGCATGTTTAGCGGCAATATTTTTCATTGCCCCTCTATTAAATAACTTATCATCAATTTGATGTGCTATATAAAAAGAATGCTTAATATCTTTTTTATTAAGAAACTTTGTAAGATGTGGAATTAGAGTTTTTAAATGAGTTTCTCTATCCCTATATGGAATGCATATTCCCAATTTATGTACCATAACAATTTAAATAACTTATACAAATAATGCTCCTCTTATAAGTATGGAATATTCTGAATATGGTAGATAAATAGTATTTCCATATACATTTACACTTAAAAACATACATCTATTTCTAACACTAGCTCTTTCTTCAAATATAAAATCGGTAATTAATACATCTTCTAATTTGTAATTTAAAATTGATACAACTTTATTATTTACAAAATCTTCGTATAAATTTTTAAGAAACATATTTTTTATTTCACCATCTACTTTAATTAAAACTTCTGCATTTATATGAAATCTTATTCCGTTTACAATATAGTATGTATCTACTTTAGTTGGAGTACATGATATAATTTTTTCAGTAGTATATTTCTTTTTATTTAAAGACCAACCACTAATAGAATTATTAGAAGCTATATCTAATATAGAAATTCTTAAATTATTATAGCTAAGTATATTTGTAATATCCATTTTAAGCTTCGTCTTTTGGTCGTGCTGCGTTATGTACTAAAATTCCATCTGCAAAGTAGACATCATTTTCTTCAATATTAATATTAATTGTTTGAATTGGTTCATCTATTATATCAATTGATGAAATAATTTCAAATTCATTATTAGAATTAAAAAAATAATCACCTATTACCAAATTTTCAGCCATTTGAAACATACACACATTATCTCTTTTTATAAATATAGGATGCTCATATGTTGCCTTCAATAAATTATTAAATACATAATATTGAGAGAATGAATTATCATCAATACTCATTATTATTGATAAACCATCTTCATATTGAAAATCATTTGTTAACCAATCTATCCAATTTAATTCTATATTAGGATTTAATCCACTTATTGCTATACTTTTAACAATATCTCCTATAATCAAATCTTCAACATTTTTTAAAGAACCATCATACATTAAAACTTTAGTACCATATACCAAACATCCGCCACCACCCGCACATCCACAAAATTCATTTATCGCATCTGATTTATGTGAAGTTTCAAAACTAGTATCAGATGTTCCATCGCATCCTGTTGCAGAATATGGTGTTATAGTAACTTGTATTGGTGTATCGCATGGGAATCCAGAAAGACTTTGTACATGATTCGTATTATATGCTTTGCCAGTAGCTGATGTGATTTCTGCACCAACAGTTCCATATTCATCAGCAGTTGCCCACGAAATAGCAAAATATGCATTATTATTAGAATTACCACCAGAAGGTCTATCGACTCTATATGTAAACGAAGTACAAACTCCTGGTATATTTAAAAAACTATAATTTCCAGCTGCTCCAGCTGCATAGTTTGTGTATGAATAAGTTGTTCCAGTAGATATTACACCACCACTACTATTTAACAATCTTGCTCTATAATAGCGTATAGCATTACCTGTTACGGTTATAAATGCATTATATGTAGTATTAGATGCGATGCTTGAATATACAGCATTATTAGTAAATGTTGAATTATCCGTACTTTCTTGTATTTCTAAAGTAGTGGCAGTATCAAGCTGGCCTGTTCTATATTCAACATATATTCCTCCACACAAACCCGTTTGAGTTAATATATTAACAACATTTTGAACACCCCTTGTCTTTAACACTACATAATAGTCTGTACCTTGCTGTGTATTGTTTGAAGCTTTTTGTCCATGTAATGTATATGTAGCAGTTGCATCATATACTGATGGTGCTCTTAGTAATGCCATCAATCTAAAGTTACCACTAATACCACCTGTACCAAATAAAGTAGCGTTTCCTGAACTATCTCCAGAATTAAACATTTGAAATGATTTAATACCTAATATATCTGTGCCAGTTGCGTTTGCATAAGGACTTCCACTATAATCTCTAGTTGCTATTACTTGTTGATTAGTACTAAGTGTATAAGTAAATGTTCTAAACATTCCATATGTGGGAGTACTACCTGCTGTAACAGATACACCTATGGTAGTATATGCACCTGGAAAATTAGAATATGTTCCTCTCTCATCCATACCTGATACATTATGTTCATATACTATAACATAATCATTTACAGTCATATTATCAATACTGATATTTGTTCCAGTTGACCATATGGCTCTGTTATTGGTAAATCCTGGAGTTAATATAACAGGTGCACTAGATTGACCAGAACCAACATAAGCATATACAGTAGGCTGGCCGCCTTCATTAGTTACATTAAATGTATAATCTAAATCCGAAGTAGTTGCACTTTGCTGAGCTGATTCAAATGTATTACCCCATGTATCTGTAAATTTAACTCTAACTAAAGTAGTTCCGAATGTACCTGGATCGTAAGATGAACCAGCGATATCTACCCAACTACTTCCATTATATCTTTGATAAACATATGTTAAAGCATCTAAATTTCCATTGTAATAATCAATAGCTCCATCTGGTCCTGTTAATGTACCACTACCCAATCCAAATTGTAAATCACTATATCCTTTGTTTACATAAATTGTAATACTCCAAGAATTACCACTAGTACCTAATCTTCTTCCTCTAACGCTATATGTTTTTGTAGAAGTTAAAGTTGCTTCACTTCCATCAAAATAATAATCATATAAATAAGTAAAAAGACTTCCACCTCTTCCATCACCTTCATCAATTTCTATTTCATCTATTTGGTATTCTCTCGCATAATAATTTAATGTTATATTAGTACCTACCTGGCCTGAAGTTGGTGTGTATTCAAATGATAAATTTCTAGTCTTTCTACAAAATGTCCCATCGGTAGCTATTCGGTAATATCCAATTGAAGGTGACTCTGGTGAATTTTCATCATTGACTGTTATACCTGAAAAACTCGATGGATTTGTATTTTGAGAAAGATATGCGTACGCAGAATTATCATAAAATGTACCATTAAAATCGTAATAACCTGCTATTGGAGGACCATATGAAGAATATGAAATCTCGTGTGTTATAATATTTCCTCTAATTGCATAATCACTTGTAATACCACTAATTAATGTAGAGGTTAGGCTTGGTGGTTCATTTAAAACAGATACACCTGAAGATATTAGTTGATGTAAATAATATCTCGATGCATCGATTTCATATTTTAAATAAGCCATTAAAGTTGCTATACCCGTTACATTATTACCACATTCTGCCGAATCGTATAATGAAAATGTAGCTGAATCAAAGCTAGTTGCTGAATCGGTGATACTTGCTTCCGATTTACCAGCAGGTGATACATTTGTTCCCGTAGGTCTAGTTACATAATAACTATCTACTGATATTTTTGCGAAATTACCACTACTTCTACTTACTCTTGCTACAACACTACCCACTTGAGATAATGTACCAGATGATGGAACACCTGCAACCGAATAACCATAAGATTGTCCAGGATATCCATATACGGTCAAAGAAGTTTCTGCTGTATCCGATGTCGTATATGTTCCCCCACTAGCAACAATTCTATAAGTCCAAGTCTGGTCTGAAGTGGGTGCAGTATAAGTATGTGAATAACTACTTGACATATTTCCACTATTTAGTGTACTATATGAACCAGCTCCAACTTTATAAGCAAATGAATTTAATGTAAATGAGTATTGTGCTAAGCTATTTGCGATTGCATTTGCGGCTCCATTATAATATCTTTCATTTCCCCAAGTAGTAGTTAAATTTATTGATGTAGTATTTATCTTATATTGAGTTGTAAAAGATTTAGTTAGATTATAACCATTACCATCTTTTAAAGATATAACATGGCTAGCAGTTCCATCATTTACACTTGTACATGGATTATTAACAACTACTCTAACGATATTAGAAGATGGTTTACTAATACTAGCGGTAACAGTACCATCCGTAGTAACTGCTGTTATTGTTGGTGTATTATACCCCGTATCAGCCACTCCACCAATTGTAACACTACCATCAAAACTTCTATCTCCACCTGTTAATAAACTGGTTTGGTTATTCATATTTACTATTCCCTTTTGTGGAATAGTTACTTCAGTTGATTCAGCATAGGAAGAAATAAATTCAGTTATACCATTAGTTCTTCGTGTTCTAGCTTTAGCTTGTACAACTTGTGTAGTATTTGTTTTTCCACTAATAGATACAGAAGTAGATGTTGATGTACTATCTGATGTTATAGATGTCCAACTACCATAAGTACCTCCACTATCTTTTACTCTATATTCTATATCAAACTTTCTTGTAGTACCACTTCTAGCAGTTCCTAATGATGATACATTTAATGATATAGAAAAAGTTTCACTACTTGGAGTATATTCAACGGATGTAAATCCAGGTGCTATCATAGCTACGGTAACTGCCGTAGTATTATTATGTCGTATACTACTATTCGTAGAATTAGTTATATCAACTCTGTGTGTTTTTGCACCTAACGATGTATAAAATACAGTAGGAGCCGATGTGGTACTCGTAGAAGGTGTAGTACCATCTAAAGCCCATGCATACACTAATGGAAGGCCATCCGTATTATTTGCAATAGTTGGTGTTATTGTATAATCAACATATGGTTCTGGTGAAGAATTTGTAGAAATAGAAGAAACTCTAATTGGAGGTCTGAATGTTGTTGCTCTAGTTGTAGCTGTATCAAATGTTGGTGTATGTGAATCTTTAACTACAATATCATATGCATCATCCGTAGTAGTTGTAGAATTATTAAAAGTAGCAGTATTTGCATCGGCAACTCCAAATCCTGCTCCATTAAAATTATAATAATATGGAGGAACTCCGCCATTAACATTAACAGTAAATCCAACTGAACCTGTTGTGTAGTTGTGAGTACCTGCGCCTGTAAATATTGGCGATGTTACTACCGATGATATTGTTAAATCTATTGGATAGATATAAATTGATGTAATATCTTCTCCAAATCTAGTAGGTCCGCTTGTGGTTGTTAATAATAATTTAAAGAAATTTATTTGATTTGGAAATAATGTTCCCGTAAATGTTTTTGATTCATTTGTTACATTGTCACCATACCCACCATAAGTGTCTAAAAGAACTTCATTTTGTTGATTAGCATCATATCCATATAATTTAACATTATAATTTGTAGATATCACCCCAGTTGTAGTAAATGTAAAAGTTATCTGTCTACCTATATTTACATTGGTATTATCTGATATAGTACTTATTGATGTAAAAGCAATGCCAGGAACCACACCATCGAATTCGTAAAATTGATATTGGTCTCCAATTGGTCTTGGGCTTGTTCCACTAATAGAACCAATGGTATCAGGAACATGTCTATAAACAGTTTGATTTACATCGCCTGTTAAAAAAATATTAGCCATATCAGAACCGGAAGCTGCTGCTATTGGATTTCCACTTGCATCAACTGTTTTACCTGCACTTCTGGCTAAATTTTTTAATTTAATGTTTGAAGCCATTATTTGGAACTATTTAATCTTCTTTCTAATTCTGATATTCTACTATTTTGCTTTTGTATCATACCAACTAATATAGGTATTAATCCAATATAATTAATCGTCATATATTCTCCAAATAATTTCTTACGAGTTAATTCTGGAAATACCTTATCGACTTGCTGAGCTATTAAGCCATAATGTTTTTCTTTTTCATTATCACTTTTCCAAGAATAAGTTACAGGAACTAATTCTTTCAATTTCAAATAATCCTCTTCAGTTATATTTTCAATAGTATCTTTTAATCTTTCATCTGATGCACCTGCGGTTGTAAAGCCTATGATATCACCAGTTGAATGCATTTCTCCAGTATGTTTCCAATATCCTGCTGAATTTATATTAAAATTTGAAGTAGATGGGTCGTTTCCACCAACATAATCCACTCTAAAGTAATTTTTTGCGGAATTAAATACAGCTTGTAATCCAGATGGTGTAATTTCTAAGAATCTACTCAATGAACCTGCAGCTAATGCAGTAGGTGCTACATATGCTGTTGTTTCAGATGCAAATTCAAATCCACCCGTATCTTCTGCTGGAAACCAACTATAAAATGGTTTATTAAAATCAGGTTCGAACCATTTTCCTAATTCCCATGTTATAGCTATCCTATATATATTAAAACCTCCATTTGTTCTTGTTGAAGTAACTTTAAAGTCTGCACCATTTACTTGAGTAAATGAACCCGCCATACTAACAATTTCACTTACTTCAGTGTTTGCTCCTGTAAGAGTTAAAGTTTTAGTATTAGTACCAATTGCTGTATTATTATAATATAAAGTAGATGAAATTGTTTCTGTACCGTTATAATCTCCATATACTATCGCAACAGTCACTTGAGTACCCTCCACTGCATTCAATACGAAATATTCGGAATCATTATACCCTAATACTCCATTTACCGCTTGATTCCATTGTAGTTTAGCTCCATTTATAGTTGGACTAATTCCAATTAGATTATCTTGAGATGCCTGATACGCGGCTTGGGCAGATGGGAATGTCGGCCTATCAAAAATACTCCCTTCACCCATAATAGGTTTTTGAGCTGAAAATGTAGCTGCTAATTTATATCTTACAGATACAGTGCCAGTATAAGCGGCTCCATTATTAGTACTATTACTAACACTTCCAGCATCTGTACTTAAAGTTGTACTTGCTCCACTATTACCAACATAATATGTGGTTAATGTAGTACCCGTACCTAAATTAGTAAATGAAGTACCTGCGGCAGTAGATGCGACCCCATCTCCTGCTCCCGATAATGTTAAACTAGACAAACTATCTGGTGTAATTCTAACATAGTTACCCGCTGAACCAGCTTCGGTTGAACCTTGGACATTTATATATTCTTGCGTAGAAGTAGCTTTTAATTCAATTTTACTTTTAAATATTCTACCATCTCCAATTTCCCAACCTCCAATGTTACCACCGGTGGCGGTGATTGTACCTGTTATACTAGCTCCAACTGCGGTCATAATACCATCAGTTTTTACTCTAAAATTAGCCAATGTAGGAGTCGCGCTTCCGGCATAAAATCCATCAGTTGGACTCATTGCAACTAAATTATTATTACTACCAATTAAAATTCTATTATTACCTGCATCTAATAATAAATTACCGGCAGTCATTGTATTACTTCCAATTGTAAAACCACCAATTGCTCCCGAAGTTGCTGTTATATAAGTTGCTGCTATATTTCCACCAACACTAATTACGGGGTCAGTAATAGTACCAGCTGCAGATGAATTATATTTGAAATAATTACTACCACTTTGGAAACTAACAACTGCATTGCCAACTGAACCGGTTATACCTAAATAAATTCCATTTGTACCAAATTCTTGTACTGCTTGTGCTATTGAAATATATGGTTTATCAGTACCACCTCTTAATGTTATATTTGCATTACCGGAAGAATTTGTACCTACATTTAAAGTTTCTTGTACAAATGAATTTTCAGATATGATAATTTTAGCTGCTACAAAGAAACTATCAGTTCCCAATGATTCCCAAAATGTAGTTTCAATATTTGGTTGTTTATTTAAGTTTGTGGTTGCATTTGTTTTTGTTGCATAATAAGTTCCACTATATAATACCGCATCTCTACGGCCAGGGGAATCATCGGTATCAAAATAAGTTATTGTAGAACTCCAAGGACCTCTAAAAACAATACCAGGTCCAGATGCACCCGTAGCACCATCACTTCCATCGGTTGCAACATTTACATTATGTGTTTTTAAAAATGTAGTAGTACTTCCTTCAGAATCTACATATGACCCCGTAATACTTACAACTAATCCCGAAGTGGATGATGGTGTAGATGGTGTTATTGTTGCATATTTATCTAAATCGGTAGCGTTTAATGTACCATTTGTTACATTTGTAATTCTAAAAGTGGACGACGCAAATGGCTCAGTATTATCATAAGATGATGAGTTTGCCCCTTCTAAAACATTTATTCTGAATGAAGATGGAGTACCATATGTTCCAGTTTTACTTCTCGTAATAGTTTGTCCATCTTTTTCAATAGAAACAATAGTCGATGGTGCGGATGCTAATGCTTTGGAAACAGTAGCTACAACATTTTTTGTTCCCGTAACTCCCTCACTATCCGTATAGTTTACAGGTATTGTTACCTGTGCAGTAGAACCTGCTATGGATGATGCGGTGGATGTAAATGTTATTGTATTAGATGAAACATCACCTGCTAATCCATTGGTGTAAACAGGAGTTCCTATTGATGTAAATCTGCTTGTACCAGCTTCTAATGCAGTTACAGTTACTGAAGCTGGGGTGGCTGAACCACTTGTTCTTGAATTTGCAGCAATTGATTGTGCCGAAGGGGATACAGCTACTAATACATTAGGTGCACCAGCCTTTGCTTTCGAATAAGTTACTAATTTTGTAAATGTACTATCACTACCTCTACCATCTCTATATGTTACTTTCAAATTCAAACTACCACTATCAGCTGATAATGCGGTAATTGAATAATTGTTATTTGTTAATACTCCGGTTACATTTGTAGAAGATGATATACTTGCACTAAATCTATTGTTTGCAATCGTAGATGCATATGCGATATCTTCACTACCCACTTTTACCGAAATAGAACCACTACTTGCTAAAAATCCACCAAATACATTTCCTCCGGAATAGGCAGGAAATGTTGTATTTTCATTTGATACATTTACAGCTATTTGTGATTCAGCTATTACAGGTGTAATTGTTATAGTATCAGTATACCCATCAAAGTTTAAATCTTCTGCAAAAAATGTATATGTAGTTGCTCCAGCCGAATAAGGATAATTGCTACCATCAATACTATATGATTGTACTCCGGTTGTTCCGTTATTAGAACCTACAGTCAATACAGGTTTACCACTACCACTTGTTACTGTAATTGCATTTGTAGTACTTCCTAAATTATTTCTTTTTACATCTATCGTAATACTTTGTCCAGAAGGAGATAAACTAACATCAGTCATTTTATAAAAAAACTGATTAGCGTTTGAAGTTGCATTTAAGTTTTTACTTTTATCTCCTTTTAAAATACCTTCTAATTGTACGGATGAACTAAATCCATTTTGACTGAATAAATAAGTTCCTTTATGTAGAAGATTTGTAGGCGTATAGTAAGACCAAGATGCCGCATTTGTACCAAGCATAGCAACATCTTCTTCATCGTTCCCACTATAAATTCTATAAACAGATTCAGTATAAAATCCAACCTGAGTTGTGCTTAATTTTTGTAATTTTGGTAAAAATGAACCAGAAGTAATTGTTAAAGAACCACTTACTATATTTGATGATAGTTTAATATCAATAAAATCATTTGATTGTGCGGGCTCAAAATGATTATCAGGGTCGTATACAAATTGGTTTTTATTAGCTACTAGTATAAAAGTTGCACCATCCGAACCATCTCTTCCATCTTGTCCATTTGCACCTTGGTCTACTCTATAAATGTTTATTAAATCTTGTACATCTTCGCATGATGCGGTATACAATATTCTTGTAACTTTTGGAGTAGTTAATGAGCCTGTAAAATTAGATACCGTTAGTGTAGCAGAACCTGATGTTACATTTGTTAATAAACCTGGATAAAAAGGTTGTGAACCATAAACTGCTGGCTGTATGTAATCTCCATTTTCATCAAATGCCGATGAATAAAATATAGTTGAACCAGTTAATCCAACTTTAGTAATATCAAAATTAATAGAAGATACTCCTATTGATTCTCCTGAACCTGAAAAACTAAATAAGTTTCCATCCGGAGTTACTGTTATACTTTTTCTAACAACTAAATCATTTCCGCCTGTAAATGTAAACTCTTGATTTAAACTTACAGGAACATAATTGTTATTTATATCGTAAAATTCAAATTTAAAATCAAAAGTATCATTTTTAACTTTTGTAGGAACTGCTACATTTAAAGTTATCTCATTTGGAGAAAAATTTGTTTCTTGAGTTGCTCTTAAACTTATATTTGATAGTTGCCAATTTCCCTGATAAACAGCAAATACAATAGTACCCGTACCATCAGCATCTGTTTTAAAATTAACTTGTTGTTTATCATATCTTATAAATTGAGAATTGGTAACCAATTTACCTATGTTTTTCCCCAATCCAATATTACTACCTAAATTAACAAAAGCAGAACCACTACCATATATTTCTATTATATTATTTCCATATAAAGATGATGATAGTATTGGTGTAAAATCTAATTGGTATTCTGTATTCTTTAATAAATCAAGCGATGATGAATAATAAAATATTCTTTGTGGATAATCCGATGTATTTTGAATACCATCATCTAATAATTTCACAGATGAAACTAAATCGGTATTATTTAATGTAGCAGTATAGTTTGTTGATGAATCGTAATCTTTATATACCCAAAATTCATTTACTATATTTTGCGAACTAAAAACACCCGTTCTTATGTTTACACTACCACTATATTCATCAGTTTGTAATAATTCATTAGATTCTAATTGAATATCTTCTAATAAAGTATAATTTCCAATATCAGCTTTTCTACTTGCATATATTCTTAAACGATTTACATCACCACTAAATGCTTCTAAGTCAGTTAATTTAATCTTAGCAAATGATGAACTAACAGATGAATTTGTAAGAGTTACACTTTCATTATATGCTAATGAAAAAGAAGCGGAACTGAAATTTTTTATAATTTGTGGAGAAGTTACCGATGATGTTTCATAATATGGAATAGTAGCATTTGCTTTATTCGAAGTTATTACATCTTTAATAGTTGTAGAATACGATTGATTTAAATTAGTAATAGTAATAGTTTCACCTTCCATAGATGATGAAAAACTACTTCCACTAATTCTTAATTCATACAAAGTATCGCCCTTAAATGTTTTAAAATTAGCTCCAGCTAATGGATTAATAGATACACCATCGACGCTACCACTTATTGTTTTTCTATTTACACTTCTATTATAAATTGGTAAAATTGTTTCTTCAATAGCAACTTTAGGTCTACGATAGAAACGAATTTTAGAAGTATTTTGTAATAATGGATTTACATTTATTTGTTTTTGCCATCTAACATTATAAGTACCCTCCCAATTTCCAGGTACAGGATTTAATACACCATTGTTAGAATAATATTCTTTTAATTCTCCTAAAATTGTTATAGTACATGGACCGAATGAAGTATCGGGGTAAATATAAACAGCTACAACCTTAGATGTACCTTCATAGTATTCGGGTATACCTTCACCGGGCTCGTTATATATTGTATTACCTTGAGAATCTTTTATTTGTATTTTAATAAGACTATCGGCAACTAATTCAGGAGAACCTTGAATTAAGAAAGCGTTTTTACCACCTGTAAATACATCTGATAATTCAGTTATCTTAAAATAATTACTAAAAGGCGCAGTATCTTCAACTAATACATTGTATGTCTCTAATTTTTCATCAAATAGAGTTTTTTTAAGTAAAGCCATTTATAAAGTTTGTATTGTTTCCTATAAATATTTCTAAAAAAATAAACTCTACATATTTATATTTAGAAAACTAACAAATACTTTATTAAACTAAAGAAAACTAAAATGGTTATGAAATACTCAATGCTACAAATCAAAAAAGAAACCCATGAACTTCTCAAAAATTATTGTGAAGAACACGGGTTCAAAATGGGAAGTTTAGTAGAAAACTTAATTAAGAAACACATTGGTGTTCCTAAACCTCAAGCGGGTGTGTTGAAAGCTGACAAGGTTAGAAGTCAATCTTACTAAATCCATTTTCTTTTTTTATTTCTATCAATCCATCTACGATATCTCTCATTTGTTCTAAGTGAGAAATTACCCAAATGAAATCGAATTGAGTTTTAAGATACTGCATCATCATAAATAGAGATGATAAGTTATCACTATCCAATGTACCAAATCCTTCATCGATTACTAAGAAGTTTGGACGAGGTAAGTTACATACATTTATAAGTGCAACTCTAATAGCCAATCCACTTACAAATTTCTCCATACCACTACACATTTCTAATGGCCATTCTTGGTCATCATAAACGATTTTTGCATTAATAGATTTACCATCAACATCCATTACAACTCCAAAATCTACAACTTGTGAAAGTATATTATTCACTTCGTTTTCAATTACCGGTAATGCTTTTGAAATTAACTCATAAGGTATACCATCTCTTTTGACTGCATCTAAATAATAGGTGTATAGGCGGTTCTTTTCTTCCAACTCCTTAACATCATTCATCTTACCTTTTATCCCCTCTATAAACGAAGATATGGAAGAAATAGAGCCATTCACACTTGCTATATCCTTTGTAACTTTTTTGATTTCATCATCAATCTCACCTTTGGTTCGTTTTAGACCCAATATCACTTCATTAATTTGTGCATTCTTCTTAATAGTTGCTTCGTTATCGTGATATTTTTGAATATTAACTTTAACCGATTCTAATTGATGTTCTAGCAATTGTTCTTTACTACTCATTCCTTCTAACTCCGCTTCAGATTTTTCTTTAATAACAATTGCTTTACTATATTTAACTTTCAAATCATTCCACACATTGTATTGTTCTTCCACACCTTCCATCGTATCCAATGTTTGTTGAATACCGGTACAATCAACTAATGCTTCTCTAAGTATTTCTTTCAATTGAGGTAATAATTCTTTTACTCTCATTGCATCTTTTACAAAAGTATTATCACAACAAAACTTACAATTTGGGTCGTATTTATGATTATCTAAATGTGAAATCGTTTCTTCTGCAGAACTTACATGCAACTTTGCAATATCATAAGTTTTAGTTGCTTCGGTTAATGCTTTTTGTTCTCGTTGATAATTTGAATATGCCGCTTCTATATCAATAGTTTGATTAAATAATTTTTTATCTTCTATTGATTGTGATAATTCATTTAAAATATTAGTTTGAGATTCAATCAATTCTAATTTGGCTTTCTTTTCTGCAAGAATATGTAATATATCCCTACCAATAGTTCCTTCTTGTTTAGTTAAACTATCCAAATCTAAATTACCATCCATTGGAGTAAGTTCTGCACTCAATCCAACAATTCTATTATTTAAATCAGTAGAATCAGTATTTAATCTACCTAATTCTTTTTCAAATTCTTTTAATTCACCCTTCTTATCTTTTAATTCGGTTGCCTTATCAGCTAATTCAGTTGTGAAATCAGTTTTCTTAAAGTTCTTAATTAGGACAGATACTTCCTTAATATCTTCAGTAGCCGTTTCATATAATTTATCGAATACATTCAATCCCATAAATTGTGCTAACAAATCTTTTCTTTCTGATTGGGATTTGTCTATGAAAAGTGCGTTATTACCTTGCAAAGATAAAGCAGTTAATACAAAATCTTCATACTTACCAACATATTGTTCGATAATCTGATTTGTATCCCTTCTCTCCGTTCCATTCAAAGAAGTCCTATCATCACCATCTTGTCTCCAAAATTGTACATCAACTTTAACATTTTTACCTTTGTTAATTGTTTTTGCAGTTCTTTCAATATGATAATCTAACCCATCGATTTGAAAGTGTAAGTGACAAACGAAATCCGATTTACGATTGTTTAGAATATTTTGAGCTTTATAAGCTCTACTACTCTTATCATATAAACAAAATGATATAGCATCAAATAGAGAAGATTTACCTGTTGCATTTGGTGCAAATAATCCCATTAACCCACCTAACTTTGTGAAATCAATTTTGTTATTCTCTCCATAACTAAACATATTTGAAAACTCAAAACGAATCGGTTTCCATTGAATATTTCTTTGTACATCTTCATTTACAATTCTACTATTTATATCTCTATTAATTCCTTCTAATTTTTCGATATCTTCTTTAGCTACAAACGGCATCATTCTCTCAATGTACTCATTTATAAGTGAGTTCTGATAATTAATATCCGAAATATCTTCAAAGTCTAATTTGTTTAATCTATTACCTGTTTTTGATTTAGAAAGAGAATCGGTTCTGATAACTGTGAAATCCTCAACACCATATCTCATTTTAATTTCAGCCATTACTCTTTTAGTATCAGCAGAATCAGTATTAGATAAACGAACTCTTAGACGAGGTTTGTTTGGCATATCCGATACGATAGGAACTTTACCATTATCAATATCCATAGTATAATACCCATAATCGTTATGAATATCAACTGCTTCATAGCTCATTGTATCCAAATCCCAAACAAGGAATCCGTGCTTATCCAAAGTTTCACCAAAGTTTTGTTGAACCAATGAACCGGCATAAACTACCTTACATCCTTTTGGAGAAATCATCTCTTGTCGTTTGTGGATATCACCTAATAAAGCTAAATCGTATCCATCAAACATATCGGTTGTAAAATGACGAGAAGATACTACATATCCAATATCCGTTTGAGAATTATCAACTGGTCCGTGAAATAAAGCAATCTTTTTGTTTCCACTTAAAGTATCTGCTTTAGGCCAATTATCTTTGTTATCAAAAATACTAAATACTGCAAAATCAACTCCACCAATTCCATAAACTTGCGTATCTCTTAGATATGTAAAGTTTGGAAGATTTAATGCCTCTACAATTGGAGTAAGTACATCTAATCTATCGGAGTTGTTCATATTACAATCGTGATTACCTGTAATAAGGATTGTTTCACATAATTTAGAACATTCCGTAAATAACCAACTTATCTCTCTAACTAATTCAGGAGATAATTCTAATTTAGCATGGGCAATATCCCCTGCTAAATAAATGATTGAATCTTCCGTACCTCTTTTACGAATCTCATCAAACATTTTTTCAAACACTTGTCTATACTCATTGTGTCTTTTTACATTACGGATGTGTACATCGGCAATGTGGTAAATCTTTTTTAATCTACTCATAAACTCATAATCTTATTTAATAATAATTCATTGGATGAAAACTCTTTAGTTTTCTTTAGTTCTTCATAAAATTTATCATATCCAATTTCAGATGCATCTTTATCTTTCATATGCATCATTTTTACATTTATTCCCTGTTTTCTAAAATATTCTGCTGCTTTTAATGCTTCATTTATTGCATCACTATCTAATGAGATAATAATATCACTAACTCCACTCATAAAGATTTTTTCAACCAATAATCGTGATGGAAACTTACCCAATAGTGGAATTGCGTTTCTTCTAATTGTAATTGCATCAAATACTCCCTCACATAATATAATTGGTTCGTTCCAATTTATCTGCGATTCTAAACAAATTACATTTTTACTGATTGGAGGATTTTTATATTTCATTTTTTCTTCTGGATAATATGAACGAGAAACAAAGTAGTTTAATTGCCCATCTGATAAATATGATGGTATAATAACTCGTTTTGCATACAAACCTTCCGTACAATATCCAATATTATATTTGATAATTTCCTTCATACCAATTCCCCTTTGTGTAAGATAGAACATAGCATGTTTGTATTCGGGATTAAACCCTTTAGGAACTTCATTAAGCGATTTAAATTCTTTTGGTAAGGAAATGTATACTTTTGTATCTGCATCCTCATTTTGGGGATTATAATTAGAATCTCCGTATATTTCTCTAATGATTGAGATTGTTTTCCTATCCACATCCAACCTCTTTAATAATGAGGTCAATTTCTTACCACCACTATTACAAGTCCAACAATGCCACTTTTGAGTTTCGGTATTGACTTGGAGTTTTTGTTTATGGTGATTACAAAATGGACAGTGGAATGCGAGTTCATTACCCTTTAGATTGGAGTAACTACCCAACGCATTAGAAAGCGTTGTAATAACTTTGGATTTGTCAGTACTATTCAACACAATACAAATATATGAACAATATTTGATATTTCCAAATAATTTGGGAACTATTTTACTCCTCGAACCAAGAATCTGGTATTATTTTGTCAGAATATATGTATCCGTTCTTATCACACCAATCCCCATAAGTGGTTTTTGATGTTTTAGTGATTTTATTCTTTGAATTGGAGAATACGAAACGAATATCAAGTGTAGGGTTTTGCGCCTTAACTAACAAGTGTTTTTTCCTATCAGCGGCAACAAATCTACCTTTTGTTTCTACGAAGATACCATTTGGTAACTTAAAATCAGGATTGTAAGTATGTTGAGAAGCAGGTATAGTATAAGCCACCTTTTCGGTTTCATATTCTACTTTTATTCCTTTGCTTTCAATTTGTACAGAGATATTCTCTTCAAGACCTGATTTAAACCCATACTTTCTAGCAACCCAAGTGCTAGATTTCTTTGTAACTTTTTTAGCCATTAAGTTTTTTATTTTTTTGTAGCAGCTACCGATGAATATTTTTTCTTATCGGTATAACCAGGTGCATTTTTCCAACCACCACCAAATTCTCCAACTTGGTATCTGTTTCCTTTTGCATTTCTAAGTTCTACTGCTTTTAATCCTTCTTCATCTATATCCTTTTTACCAGCAAATCCATTTCCTAGCGAATATGGAGTAGAATCTCCACTATAACGACCACCACTTTTACCAACAAAACCAGAACCCGGTCCAATTGTATCAAGTCCTAATTCTTTTTGCTTTGCCTTATATAATTCTTCTATCTTTGACATAATTTCTATTGTTTAATATAAATATAAGTTAAGTATCAAAACGAACAATAAAGTTCACAGGAAAATCAGGTTCAGACTTAATTGGTTGTGGAAGTTTAGCAACAGCCACTAAATCACAATTATCATCATACAATCCGATTGTTGTAATGAATGGTGTTAAAAATGAACCAGTACTATCTACTGAACCACTTAAATCGATATGTTCAAATCCACCACTAATAGCGCTATTAACACTTGAGCCATATCTGAAATCTAAAGTCGTACCATTATCTAATGCTGTTTTCTTTCTAATATATCTAACCGGTTGCTCTTCATTGATTGTTCTAACAATTCCATCGGTATCTGTAAAAGTAGAAGTAACACCACCCACTTTAACAACTGCTGAAGGGTTTTGAGAAATATTAAATTCATCTTCGTTTACGATTAGTAAATATTCATTTTCATAAATAGTTTCGGTTGATTTAAACTCTATCTGCCAATCACCAGTTAATGTACTATTTAATGAAGCAGTGTGAGTATATACAACCAATCCATGGTCATAAAATACATCTCCAACTATTATAGTTCCATTCATTAAAGAACCAGACCCATTTTCAACAAATGT